TTATTTTTTGATGGGGCGCAGATGGGGCGCAAGGTCGCCCTGGTCTGTGCTTTCTTTCTCGTATCCGAGTAGTTTTGATGCCATCGATGCCAGCGGCAGCTGGTCTTCTTTAATCCATTTGGCGTATCGGGTTTCGAGTGTTCTCACGGAGGCGTGGCCCATTTGCCTGGCGATCCATTCTTTTGGCATGCCGAGGGTTAGCATTTGGCTGGCGTAGGTGTCGCGACAGTGCTTTGGTCCACGGTAGCGCACTTTGGCTTTTTTCAGGTGGTAGCTAAAAAACCACTGTCTCAGGTAGTTGTCTGAGGGGATTGGTTTGCCGGTGTTGGTGTTGATGAACACTGGTCGCCACTTTTCTTTTTTGATGGTTTTGTTGTCTGTCTGCATCACGTTGATGGTGATGGCTGGCAGCATGTAGGTGATTTCCTTCTGTCGCTTTAGTATATCGATGGCGGGGGTTATGAGTTCAACTGTGCGGCGGCCGGCTTTGGTTTTCGGGCGCTTATACTGTTCTCTGACTCTGGCGCGACATACGTCGATTTCCCAGGATTCGAGATCGATATCATCCCAGCCCAGGGCGATCAGTTCGGACGCGCGCAGGCCTGACCAGATGTCAAAGATGATCGCGTGGTGTTCGTTGCGCCGTGCTGTTTTTGTGGTGGCTATTCGTTCTATCTCGGCCCTGGTGAACGGATCAGGTGGGTCGATGTCTGTGGCCAGGTTGTCGATGTCGGGCAGCTCGGTGATGATTTTGTCTTTTTTGGCGGTCTGCCAAAGGGCGCGGAAAACTACCAGGACTTCGTTGATGGTTTTGTTTTTCAGCCCTACCAGGTCTACGGCTATCCATTCGTCGATCTCGGATTGCGCGACGGTACGGAAGGTGCGGTTGTCCCATTTGGGGCGGATGTGGGTGTCGGCTTTTGATTTGTAGCCGCGCATGGTACTGGTGGCCACGGTTGTTTGTTTGACCCGGAGGTATTCGTCGAGCGCCTGGCCAATGGGCTTGTCTGGCCTGGCGGCTGAAAAAAAGCCCGCACGTTTTGAGTGCGGGAAGTGGCTGGCGTAGTCGAACTGGCCTCGGGCTATTTCGTAGAGTATGGATGCTCGTTTTTGCTCGGCGTAGCGGATGTTGGCTTTGGTTGGATCGAGCCCGCGCAGGGTTTCACGGCAGCGCTGGCCCCGATACACAAATGAGATCCTGATTGAGTCATTGCGGATTTCTACTCCCTCTGGCGCTGCTGTTGTCATTTCCTGCCATCCACTCTTGTATCAGCGGGAGATTGTAGGCGATTCTGCCGTCCGGCGCTTTACGCCAGTGTTTGCCCTCCAGCCAGGCACCAGATTGCCGTTTGCCCTCGAGGGCTTTTTCGGTGTAACCGACGTCCCGCTCGATGATGCGAGAGAGAACCCACTGTGCGCTCATGATCCCATCTTTCCTCGATAAAATTATTGTCTATAACACCCCGTTGCGCTGGACCTGCGGCCAGCGAACAGGACTGTTAGGTTTTATCCCAGCGTGCTGGCCCATTGGTTCTGGAATCCACATGCACGAAAGTGGGGTACACGCCAAACCCGTATTTGCCTGGGTATCTTTCGCACAGCCATAGGTAAACAGCGTGCGGGTTCGGCACCGGTAAATCGAGCGCCCGACAACGTGGATGCTGACTGCTGTCAGTCGATCCAACAGCCTTGGATCGGTTGTACGCATAGCACCGCGCCGCACTACTCGGTGTGATCGGCACACCTACAAACTCGCGCACTTCGTCGGCAATGCGCAGCGTTTCCGTATCCATAGAGTCGAGTCCGCACCCGCACTTGCAGGCCATTTCGTGACGTGAAAAATATTTGCTTATGTCGCCCATCAGGGCCTCCTAAAACCTAACCAGTAAATCCAGCTGACCACTCACTCGCTGGCACTCGTTCGCGTCAGCTGATCATGGTCGGTTAGCGCGCCAATGCAGCACGCTGCTCGTATGCGTCGCCATCATCCAGCCAACTCTTTGCCATCGCGGCACAACATGCGCTGCACCAGCGGTATGACATGAGTTCGCCATCAAATACAGCGGCCATTGTCCTGATCCGCTCGCCGGGTCGTATCTCCTGTTCACACAGGAAGCACTTGCCGCCTTTACGTGCCGTGGCCATCTTGTCTCTCAGAATGCGGTCATCTGGTGAGCCAAAATCACCCTCGAAAGGCCCGCAAGCCAGACAGTCGTTCTCGGAAAACGCGCTAACAAGCGGGTCAACTGCGACCGTAGAAAGCGGTTCGGTTTTATCGTTCATATCAATCTCCTGTGCGCCGCTTTCTACGGCGCGTTACCCTTGGCGTTATGGCGCTACTGAAAATCAGCAGCATGGGGGCAACTGCCAGGCTCACACCAACCCATGCCGCTTGAGTTTTCTTCCAGCTTGCACTGTGGCCCTTGGCCTGGGTCTAACTTTTCGCCCTCGTGGTCGCGATCTTTGCATATTGCTTGAGCCTCCAGCCATGCCTCTCTCGCCACCGCAATTAAATCGTCAAATGTCTTTTCCATTCGGCACCTCCGCGCCATAACAATTGCAATCAGTTCGCTGCGCGGGATGTCGCTGACGCTCCACCCCTGTTGCAGCGGGTTAGTTGCTCTTTTCAAAGCAGTCGGCAACATGGTTAAACTTCTCAACATCGCCATCTTCTATGACCCAATACAGCTTTCCCCGGCACTCTTTCCGGGTGATGTTTTTTGAGTTGTTCAGCCAGAGGTTGCTGTTTTGCCATGCCCCAAAAGCCACACCAGCAAATGTCACCGCCATAGCCACTAAAATAAATAGTTCGTTCATCTTTCCTCCGAAACGCAACTAACAAGTCGCGCAAGTTGCTGTCGCTCGGACCCGCAAAAAGCGCGGGCCGCTTCGCTCAGGGTTAAGCGGCTATTCGTTTATTCCAGGCTTCCGCAGCGTCAACCTTGGTTGCCCGGTAAAAGCCCTCTGGCGGCATATACATTGGGCACTCCGGTTCGTCTTGCCCATCACCGCCGTTGGCGCACATAACCACTTTCTGGTAATACTCTGGCGTTGGTTCGTACTCCCACATTTCTGCGGCATATCCGCAAAAAGGGCAACGCTCCAGCCGGTCATCCCACCCATCAATTTTTCTGTACATTTCATGCATTTTTATTACTCCGTAGCGGGTCGCCGCTTAACAATTGCAATCAGTACGCTGCGCGGGACGGCTGAAAAGCGCCGCCCCTGTTGCAGCGGTTATCAGTTATACCCATGATGGGCGTACCACTCTGCGCGGGTACCAGCGAATACGGTTTCTGACTTCCCACACTTACAGCAAGTGCGCATATCGTGATGCGTTTTTTTCCCAACACTTAATATCAGCTGGCCTTCCCAGAGATGCCGACAGAAAAGACTGATAACAAACCGGTCAACGCGACTCATTACGCCTGGCTTCATTCGCTCGTTACCTCCGGGTTATGGCGCTAATCCCATTTTTTCCGGTTAGCAATTTTCCATATCTGACCGGTAAGCTCTAACAGCATTAAGCTGCCAACGTGTTCCTGGAGGTGGGTAAAAATATCCCGCCGTGATTGCTCCAGCTTTTCAAGCTCTGCAACCGGAACTGCAACATAACCATCCGGTGATAGGTCCAGTGCAATCTGGCGTACTTTTACAGCCAGGTGTTTCTCGTGGCTGTAGGTTTTCAGTGTTTCCGGGCAATCGATTATTCCCGTGCTTGGTATGCTGTGGCTCTCTTTTAAAGCCTCTGCTTGGCTGTCAATGTAGTCAGCCACTTCAATCAAAATTGTTTTTGTGTCCATAACGACTCCAGAGTTTGTCGGGGTGTTCATCTGTCCGGCCGGGTGCCACAGTACCGCCACCAGTCCCGTGCGCTTGTTGCTACGCGCTCCTCGGATCCATCGGTGTTGATGAAGCTCCAAAAAGGGAACCGCCTCGGCCCGACAATCATCAGGGTCCAGGTTTCTGGTTTGATCCAGCCTATCCGGTGAGTTCGGGTGCGGCCGATAATCGCGGGCATACCCAAAGGGCGGCGCGATCGGGTGGTCAGGTTTTGGCCAGAGAGCAGGTGCTCGGTGTAGCGTCCAGCGAGCACAATGCTTAGGGCCCGCCATGGGTGGTTGTGGTGGTGCCGGTCTCCATCGGCGGACAGAAAACGGTGAAGCCAGAACTGGACCCCGGCAAGAGAGCCCAGATAGTAGCGCTGCAGGTAGGGTTGTCCCTGGACATCAATCTGCTTCATGGGCTTGTTGCGAGTCATTTTGATAAGACATTTTCTCATTCTGGGTTGGCTCCATGTTTTTAAGTTGCTCGTATCCCGGTAGCTCCCCGTCCAGGAATCGCTGGATGTCTTTTGGTTTGTGGCGGTGGCAGAAGTGGTGCGGCGCAGCCGCTGGCTGGCCAATGCAGGACCAGCCACAAAGGTCGCAGAAGATCCACGGCTCCCAGTATTTGACGGTTCCCTTCATGGGGATGTGCAAAATCCACTCGCCGGTGTTCATGTGTTGGCTCCCCCCGCGAAGATGTCGGGCTGCTCTTCGGCCCGGGTCCAGGTTTCGGCGCGGCAGCGAGGGCAGCGGTCGCGGTGTTCTCTGGCGCGCATGTTGCGTTGCTCGAGGTGGTGTTTGTGTCGGCAGCGGCAGCACTCGACGAGGGGGTTGCCCTGGAGGATTTCTGCCACGGGTTGTTCGAGTGTTTTCAGTTGGCGCAGGCGGCGTTTGATGGCGACCTGCACTGATTTTTGCAGGTTTTCAACGTCGAGAGCCTGGCGGCATTCGTCGGGGTTGAAGCGGCGCACCATGTCGATGCGGTCCTGGGCGCCCACGGCACCCACGGGGTGGCTTCCCCAGCGGCTGGTAATAAACGGGTTTTTCATTGGTTTCTGGCCTCCCTGATTTGTTGGCAGTACACGCAGAGCCCGACGCCTGGCAGGGCTGTTTGTCGGGCCTGGGGTATTTCGCTGGCACACTCGAGGCAGTGGGTGAGGCTTTTGCCCTGGTAGTGCGGGATGAGTGATAGCCCTGCATGGATGGTTTTTTCGATACGTTCGGCGGCAATGTCGGCAATATCGGCCATGGTTTTCTCCTTGGTTTTAGTTATTGTCTGGCACGGATACGGTGAGGCCGTATTCGCGCAGTTTGTTGAGGCTGATGGCGTGCAGGTGGGCGACCCGGCTGCGGCTGATGGTGCGCTCTACGTCGTCGAGGGCGATTATCCCGGCGCGCTTCATTTGGTCGTGGAATACCCGGGCTGATTTCACGGGCAGTGCGTCGTATTTGGCGCGCAGTGCGTTGTTTTGTGAGAGGTGCTGCATGCAGTGGGTGGCGCGGAATAGCAGCAGGGTGTCGGTGCCGTCGTCGCTCTGTTCGAATTTGTAGGGTGCGCTGAACTGGCCGCGATCGATCTCGCCCAGGACGACTTCGAGGATCCACACCCATGGCTCGCGAGCGGCACGGGATTCGAGCACATGGCTGTTCATTTCGGTGACGAGGTCGTCTGGCAGGTCGCCGTGGTCTACGGGTAGGCCGGCAAACTCACAGAGCAAACGCCAGGCGGTGGCCAGCGCCGCATAGTTGACGACCATGCGTGCGCCACCGTCGTCGTTGTGACTGGCTGCGGATCTGCTGCGGAGTTTTTCGCAGGCTGTGTTGTACCGTTGGCGGACGCGCTGAGGGTCCAGTGTTGACAGCCATTGCAACCATTCGCGCACCGGGAAGCGGGGGAGGGTTTCTGGCAGCAGGTTTCCGCGCCGGCCGCTGAGCTGGGTGCGGACGACTTTGCCGAGCAGGCTGTCGACGGGCACGTCTTCGCCTGCCAGGAGGACCGGGGCGCACAGCAGGTATTCGGTCATGTCGGCGCCACGCCGGGTGACGGTGAACTGGTAGGTTTCTTGCAGCAGCGCGACGGCTTTGTCGATGATGTCCTGTCGTCTCGCAGAGAGTTCTTCCCAGCCGACGGGGTGCGATGTGTGAGAAACGGAGGTGATAAGGCGGAACTCGGTGCCGAGGCTTTGGCCGGAGAACATGGTGAAGCCGATGGTGCGCTCCAGTCGCTTGATCAGTGTGGATTTGCCCGCCCCTTTGTCGGCCTGCAGCACCATGTGTGGCCAGAATCCGAGCAGCGCTTTGAGGTGTCCGCCCAGGGCCCAGCAGAGCAGCAGGGATGCGGCGTTGCTTTTGAAGGTGTTCTGGTAGGCGGATATGACGTGTGCTGCGTCGCTGATTGGCCCGCGAGGAAATTGCAGGTTGTGGTAGGGGCACTGTTTGTCGGGTTCGCTGAAATAGCTGTCCGGCCCTTCGTTGATGGCGGGCCGGCTGTCCCGGTAGCAGAGGCCGACGAAGTTGGCGGCGTTGCGTGCGCCGAGGTCGGTGCCGCGTTCCCAGATGGCGAGCATGCGGCTGAACTGCTGGGGGCGAAACACCGGGCCGAATTTGTTCCAGTTGGTGAGGTTGTGCAGGCCGTCGTCGGACATGACTCGCCGGAGCAGGGTGTTGCCGTGGCGGGGGATTTGTACGGAGGCGGCAAAGACTATGTTGGGCTGGGTGTCCGGTTCGCCGGTCATGGTGGCCTGGGCGCTGGCAACGGTGATGCGAGAAAGGGCCGCCAAACGAAAACCGCAGATGTCTTCGTAGCGCAGGGTGCGCTCGCCTTCTTCGTCTGACACTTCTTTGACCATGCTGGTGAAGTCGGCTTTGACGCGGTATTTCCAGTAGATGGCGAAGTCGTGCGCGGGCAGGAATAACCGTTTTTTGCCTGGCTGCTCGGTGGTGCCCGGCAGTCCGGGGATTAACCAGGGTTCGAGGGTTTCCAGCGCCTGTCGAGTGAGGTCCGGACCTTTCTCTCGCAGGTGGTCGTTGATGTCGTTGATGTCTTCCCAGGGTGCCTGGTCTACCAGCATGGCGGGGATGTTCATGCCGGTGAGTTGGTCTACTACACGCCAGGCGGCGACCAGCCCGGGCCGCTCGCCAGCTTTTGGGCCGCTGGTGGTGGGCTTGTCGTTATCCAGGCAGAGCACGACGCGCTTGCCGCGCAGCGGTGCCCAATCGATGTCCTGGTTGTTGGTGCCGCGTATGGCCACGGCAGCCCAGCCCTTGAGCCGGCCGGTTTGCTGGGCGATGGTTTCGACGGTTAGGGCGTTGATGGCGCTCTCTACGATGACGACGGTGTGGGCGCGCTCCAGTCGGTGTTTGCAGGATGTCCAGATTACCCCGCTTTTTTCGCCCTGTGATTTGGTTTTCAGGTCGCCGTTGAGGGTTGGGTCCAGGTAGCGGTAGTCCACGCCCAGCACGGCGCCGGTGGTCAGGCTGCGGCAGATGGTGGCGATGGCCGGGCCGCCATAGCCAAGTTGCCCTGGCTGTTTGCTGGTTGAGGTCCAGGACGAGAACCCGAGGGTGCGTCTTGCGATAGCGGTTTTTATGGTGTCGGCATCGATGCCGCGCTGGTTTTGTAGGTAGTCGATAGCCTGGTCTGGATTTCGCAGGCATTGCTGGGCGATGTATTCGATGGTCGATATGGGCTGGTGGCTTGGCTGCTCGGGTTTTGGATCTGCGGGGAAGCCGAACAGGTCGCGCACGCGCTTGATGGCGGTGGATGGGTCGCAGTTGTCGACGTAGCGCACCAGGTCGAAGCAGTCGCCACCGGTGTCGGCGCTAAAATCTTTCCAGCGCAGCTCGCCACCGTTGGCGGTGTAGATAGAGAGCGACGGGCTTTTGTCGTCGTGGTGAGGGCTCCGATAGTTGCCGGACGGATCCGGGCGCTCCAGGCCGAGCATTTCGGCCAGGGAGTGGAGATCCACTCTTGCTTTGATTTCGTGCAGCTGCATGTCAGCCCCGTGGTTTTTTGTTGTGTTGTGCCCAGGTGTTTTTTAAATGGGTTTTGACCATCGGCCGGAATTTTTCCGGCACTTTTTCCAGTGCGGCCCGGCGCTCGTCCAGTGTTTTCATTCTGGCAATTTCGAGCGCCCATTGGCGCGGTGGTTTGGTTGCTACTGGCATGGCTGGTTTGCATCCGCTGATGCTGGCCCGACGAGTGGGGCAACTTCGGCCATTACTGTGTGGGCGGTTTTCATGGAGATAGAGCTAAACAGCCTGGTGAGCTCGGCAAAGTCTTCCTGGCTGGTGGCGGATAAGTCTTTTTTCATGAGTGCGTGGTATTGCTCAATTTCAAGCAGCAGTTTGTGGCCGAGGGGGATGGTTACGTATTTCATTGGTGGCTCCGGTTATGCCGTTGCGCAGCAGCAGTGCGCTTTTTTCTGCCGGGCATGGCGAATGCTAAAGGCAACCCGGACGGCAATTTCTGATTCTGTGGCCAGCTCGGCGGCCAGCCCGCCCAGCTCCATTTCCAGTGCAGACTTGTCTGCCGGGTGAAGGTCGGGGGCGTCGAGGTGTTCGATAATTTCTTCGCGCCGGTGCATTTTTTGCTCGAGGCTCGCATCGAATATGACGTCCAGTTTGATCATAAAAAAAGCCCTCAGTGGACGGCTTTTTTGACGACAGAGAGTCGCCGGCGATGTGGGGTATCGATCAGCCGGTCGAATATGAGGCTGACTGAAACGGCGTAGTGGATGCCGCTGTTTGGGTCGACGAGTACAGCCATGCTGCTGGTGCTCAGGCTGATGTCCATGTGGCGCTGGTCGTTGGCGCTGGTCAGCTCGCCGTAGGCTCGGGCGACGGTGTTTTCTGCAATGGCCCGGTTTGCCTTCATGGTTGTGGTCAGATAGCCAACTGCACGGCTGAACAGCTCCTGCTCGCCAAGGTGTTCGCCCCGGTGTCGCCGGAGAAACGCCAGGGCCGCTTGCTGCAGGGTTTCCAGGTAGTTTGTGGGGTAGTGCAGTAATTCACTCATGGTTTTATCCCTCTGGGTTGCACCGGGTAAAGCGCCCGGCCGCGTCCACTGGTGCGCTTTGCTGCTTTGCGCAGCGCGGTTTTTGCCAGCCACTCGGCTGCCTGGTTGATGTCGTCAAGCCCCTGGTCTCGGCGGACGCGCTCTAGCGTTTCCCGTTCCGCCTGGCTTAGGGGTAGTTTTTGTTCCTGCATCTTTTCGTCGGCTCTTTAGAGACTTTGTTCAGGCGGTAACGGGTATGACACTGGGTGCATCCAGGACGGTAGCCGCCTCTCGCATGATCAGCTGCCGCAGCATGGCGGCGGGCTGCTCACCCTGGTAGTTGGCCAGGGCTTGGATTAGAGCGTGCTCGTAGTCGTCCAGGCGAACAGTCACTCGGTTGTCACGGACGCGCTTTGGGTCGGCGTACATGGCTGTCTCCTTCTACCGGGTACTTAAGTTGGTGGGTGCTGTCATGTGTATGGCCGGAGGAATGTTCCCCAGCTTTATGCCGAGCAGGCAGGCGGCGCGGTGTGATTCGCCACGCAGACCCTTCTTGCGACCGGACAGCAGTTGATAAACGGTTGGCTCGTCCAGACCGTGTTCACGGGCGAAATCGGCAATGGATTTCCCCTGGTGATCCAGGGCTTGGCGGGCTTGCTCGGGGGTAAGTAAATGGGGCATAGTTCAAAACCATCTAAATGCGTTCATGTTGGGTTGATTATGCACACAAAAACGATCATTGCAAGAGGTTGTGCATACAAATGAGTTCATTGGGCGATAGGCTTCGCAGCGAACGAGAAAGGCTAGGTTTAAACCAGGAGGATTTTGGTCGGGTCGGGGGCGTAAATAGAAATAGTCAGGCGAACTATGAAAAGGGGGCTAGAAGCCCTGACTCGTCATATTTGGCCGCGATCGCCGCCGCAGGTGTCGACGTGTTGTATGTGTTGACTGGGGACAGGACCCCCCAGCCAGAGCAAGCGCTGAGCGTCAGAGAGCAATCAGTTGTCTACAATTTCCGGGTCCTTTCGGAGGCAGATAAAGCTGCAATACAGCGTCTCTCTGGTGCGCTGGCGCAATCGCCCGACGACGAGCTGAACGAGGGCTGATATTTTATTATTGTCGGCCGACTCTTTAGCCGAAGCCGCGCCAGCTCTGCTTTTGCGGCAGATTTTCACATTGATGTGACACGGTAAATCACCGCCAAACCCTTCGCCTGGCGAAACCATAAAACGCTCTAAACCCCTGTGGCTGCGGGGCTTTCAGCGTTACACTGATTTCAGCTCCCAAATTTTTGCCGTTTTCCGCAGGCGTTGGGAGGAGTGACCGGCCGGCCTCGGGTGGCCGCGATTTTTGATTTTGTCTGTTGTCCTTGAGGGGGGTCAGTTGATGTCTATAACAAGCTGTAAAGAATGTGGCGTGGATGTATCAAAAAAAGCTAAAGCATGCCCGGCGTGCGGCGTAAAAAAACCAGGGCTCACCTGGAAAGATACCGCCATGGGTCTGGCTTTCTTTTTTGTGTTGGTCGGAGTGGTAAGTCTGTTTTTTGGTTCTGACGACAAGGAAGATACTGGCTCTGCTGAGCGGGAATGGTATTCAGGCGGGACTCTACACCAGGAGAATGGCTTGGCCTGGCAGACCGCATCGGAAGAGAACCGTTTGGCGACCTGCGCCGACATTGTTTATGCAATGCACGATAAGGGTATTTTTAAAAGTAGTATCAGCGACAACATAGCGGTTGTTGATGATCTCAAGCCGTATGCAACAGAGCTGAAAAACGCACTAGATACGGCATTCGAGAAGAAGCCGAACCAAGAAGAAAACAAAAATCTGTACACGAACCAGCTGGTGAGCGAGACGGCGGTAATGCTGTCAACGCTGATGGGGTGGCTGGAGTAGAGGCATTTTTGTTATTCCGTCATTGGGTCCAGTGAAGACTTGAGCCCACCAACCGCGCCACTCGCGCCGGTAAATGTTCCCGCGTTGGTTGGTCCGCTGCCGCCGTGGTTGTGTGCCGCTGCGGCGTTGGCGATGGTGATGACTTCGCCCATGAGATCCGACAGCAGCTGCAGCACGTTGTCCGCTTCGTTGCCCACCCAAACTTTGCCACCGTCCTCGACTTTCAGCCGCTGCCGGGTGGTGGCCAGTCGGTCGGCGATGGCCTGGCAGCGCTCGGTGATGTTGTCGTCCTCATCGATGCGGTAGTAGTTGTCCGCGTCCCGCGCCAGCAGCACGTCATCCGCGCCCAGTGCGGGCAGGGTGCAGCCCTGCACGAGAATCGTCCGGATGAAAGGCTTGTCCGGATTGCCCAGGATAAACCCCAGCTCCACCAGCGCCCCTACCTTTGGATACACAAAAACCCCGCGCTGCTCACCGGATCCGGTGGCGGGCAGTGGTATCTTGTCGAATACCGGCACAGCCGTGTCGGGCTTGCCCTGGTTGTTAAGCACCTGCACATCCACGCAGTAGGCCGGGGCCTTGCTGGTCGATACGGCCGCTTCACCTATCGGGTAAACTTTCTCCACCCGACCCCACTGGGGCAGGTGCAGGCGGGCGGTCAGCTCGGGAAACAGGCGACGCACAATGCGGCGAATCGTTTGCTCTAGCATTTACCGATCCCTCCACGGGTTTGCGGCCCACTGCAGCTGCATATTCAGTCCGGATAGGGCCACATCCGTCAGCACGTTGCCGTTGTAGATCGCCCCAGGGCGGAATGCCGGCATAGCGGGAATGGTCGCGCCGTTGCTCACCGTCACGCTGGTTTCAAATTCCCTGGGCACGTCAACGGGCTTGCCAGGCCACGCCGAATGGTCCCAGCTGCCCACAAACACCGCGCCGTCCGGCTGCTGCTGCCAGATCGGTTTTGCGATGTTGAAAACTGCCGCCAGGCTGTCCATGGCATGGTATCCGCTGCCCAGATTGTAAAACGCCGGGGCTCTTTTCTGCTGGTAAAGCGTGGCGGCAGTTGGCAGCGTGAACCCCACGCCGGTTGCGGCTGTAATGGCCGCCAAGGTGTCTCCCAGCGTCACATCCCGCAACGCCAGTGGCAGCCGGTGATACAACACCCCGGCCAACTCTCGGCAGAAAATTCGCACCTGCTTTTTGTCGACGGCCGTGCAGCTCTCCACATAGCCAACAAACCACGTTTTGAGCGCCGTGGCCTGGTAGCCGCAGCGGAACACCACCACCCCTTTCAGGGTGGCGGTGTCGCTTTGCACGGAGAACACCGCACGCCCCGGGCTGAACAGCGATAGCTGAATGCTGTCCGAGACAATCTGGCGCGGCTCACCCGCCACCGTCAGGGTCTTGTGCAGCTTCACTCGCCACCCGCCAGCTGCCGATCGGCATAGTCCGCCACGTTCTCAAAATCCGTTTTGGTGCTGCTGGCCTCTGTTGCCGAGGGGTCCTTGCGCTGCTCCGTCTTCTCTGGCGTGCTCAAGTGTTCTTTCAGCCGAAACAGCACCCGCCATGCCTGCTGGCCGTCAATTTCCCTAGTGTCGATCGTCCCAGTGAACCGCACCTGGCGCACATTGGCCACATTGGCCGTGCGCTCCAGAATGTCATAAATCACCAGGTCGCCGTTGTCGTCCGTGGCCTCAGCAATGCGGTAGAAGTTGGTCAGCTTCTCGGCATCGTCATACCGAACCAGAAAATGCGCATTTATCTCTTTCGGCTTAATGCCTTTGTGGGCCGTGGCCGTGCTGCTGGTTTCCCCGCTCAGGTCTTCGTCCCTGAACGTGGTGGACAGGCTCACCCGCAGCTCGTCCTGTGGCACCAGGTAGTCGTTAAGCCGCATTGTCGTACCCCTATGCCGCCAACGCGCTGAGAGTTATCACAGGCCCGCTGGTATCCACGGTGACGCTAATGTCTGCCTCCACGGTATACGCCGAGCCAGCTTTTGCGCGCAGCACCAGCCTGCCATATTTTGTGCCGTCACCGGCTGAGGCTGTCAGTCCGCCCAGTGCGGTGGCAATGGGCACCTCTCCCGAGCCGCCGCCATTGGTCCAGGTAAAGTTGTTGACGCTCTGCCCGGAGTGGTTTGCCAGCGCCACATGCGTCACGCCGCCGTCATTCGCCCAGTTGCGCAAAATAGCCAGGGCCAGTGTCGTGTCATTAACCGTTTGCCCTGTGGGAGCACCGCCATCGATCGCGATACCGTCCGCGCCAGCCGGAATGTCGGCTACCCATATACTGTCCTGGGACTGGGTGTTGATGCCGGATTTATCCGCGTCGAATTTCCAAAAATTCTCCGCGCCAGCACCGTTATGGTTGATCGGCGCCGCATTGGTAGGGCCAACCCATGACCAGGCCACCATGTAAAAAACATTGCTCTGGTTGCCTGCGCCATCCAGCGGGTTGACGCCGTCGGCGTCCTCGATGGTGACGTTTGTACCATCGACCACCGAGGCTATTCGGAACACACCATCGTTAAAGCTCCCATGGCTTAGGTAGAGGCCGTCCCCAGCGCTCAGGCCCGCGGTGTCGCCGATTGTCCACTCCTTGGTGGTATCGTTATAGCTGCCAGTTGAGCCAGCGGTCAGCACCGAGGCGGCGGGAGTCAAGCTCGCCTTTACCGATGTCGTGCCGGGGAACCCAGCTGCCGCGTCGATAAATGCGTCCAGCACCTCCGTTGCATCGAAAGAGGTACACGCAGCAATCAGCTGCACCCCAAGCCCGGCCAGCAACGGGTCCGCTTGTGCGCCACCGGCGCCGTTAACCAGAATAGTCATTATTGGTCACCCCGCTGTTTTTTAATCCACTGTCCATCGCGCTCAACATGCCCGGCCATAAACTGCGCCTGCGCTTCACCCAGGGCAACGGCAAACGGTTTTTTACTGGCCTCTGCTGCGGCCAGAATCGTCTCAATTTGGCCCAGCGACAAGCGGCTGTGCCGTAGTTTTCGCAGGCGCTCTGGCACCTGGTTGATGCTCGCAAATCTGGCCATCTTTCTGTTGCTCCTTTGCTATCAGCTTACGCCGAATGTTGGCCGAACAGCTGGGGCACACTGGCTGCAGTGGCCGCCCCCTGTCCGGGTTAAATGAAAACGTTTTTGGGCAGTACAGGCACCTCGACTGATCCATGCTCATGCCCAAAAGTCTGGTGCGTTGCGCTGTTTCGCCTCCAGCTCCCATTGCGAAAACGCCAGGTCGCTGATCTGGTCTTTTGCACCCACCTGAAAAACATACGTGCCGTGCCTAGGCAGGTCGCCTGCGCGCACCAGGTAGCTCAGCGTCCCGCCCGGTACCACACCGGCAAACTCTTCGGGCGGAAAGTCATAGCGCACCAGCGTGCCGCCAGGCTGACGAATCACCATGCGCACATGGGTCATTGAGGACAAATCCACCTCGCTGGCAAAATCGATACTAAAGCCGTAATCACCGGCAAACACATGGTCCATAATCACCTCACTGCAGCGGATAGCGTTGGATTGAATAGCGGCCTGGCAATTTTTGCGGGCTGCACATTTCTCGCGGCCATCTGCCCGGCAGAAAAACCGGCCCTGGCCAGCCCCGCACCCGTGTCGATCTGATATTTAAGGCCCTGACCAGCGCGTATTTCCAGGCCAATCTGCAAAACCTGCTCATCACCCGCCGGGGTCTCGACGCTGCTCAAAATCGAGTAGTTGCCGACGATGTCGCAGCAGCGGCCGCGCAACTGGTAGTCGCCGTCTGGCAGTGAGTCCATGTCCACCTGGCCGCGAAAAACGTCGTGGGGGATCTCAGGTGTAGCCGCGACCACTTCGGTCATCAGCACCGGGTAGTCTGTGCCGGTGTCGACGTGGTGCAGCGTCACCTGGCCGTCATTGCCGTAAAAATCCTCGAGGTAGCCGCTGTCGAGGATGCCCAGCTGCTCATTGGATTGCAGTGTGATCCACAGGGTTGAAAACTGGCCGCGATAGATCGTGCTCATACGCCCGCTGCTCCGAGTAGTAAATCCGGGCCGGTGGCAGGAGCTCCCCCGGAGGAGTAGGCAAAAGCCCAGCCGAGTATCGGATTAGATGGGTTGGTCGTTAATGGAAAATCCCACCCGTCTGCATCGAATGAGTGTCCCGACGCCACAACCGCGTCGGTGCCATCGTTCTCCAGCAGTCGAAACTGGCCAGCCGTCAGGGATTTACAAACCGTAGTGGCGGCCCCGTCATGATCGCTAAAGCTGTTGCTGTAGACTGCCGCATCGTCAAAGGACGTGATTGAGAAGGATGCGCCGTTCCCCCCTGTGTCCAGGGTGTTATATGCAGACGGGCCAACAATATGAGCCATCACCCCGAACTCAGGCTCAAAACCTACACCGGCTTGTGAGTAGTCACCTGTCGTGGGGATTTGCGAGTCAACCAGTGCCAGCTCGACACCGGGCGCGAACTTCAGGGCCAGCCCTATCATCTGTGTGCCGGTTGAACCACTGTTGGTGAAACTAAACCCGGCGCTATCAATGTCAGATATTGTTAGCCGCCATCGGGTTGAGCCGATCAGTGTCGCAATCAACGCCTCTGAATCGCTGGCGCGGGTGTTTTGGTCACCACTTGACGATCCACTATCGGCACACCATGCGATAGATTTCTGCGTTGGTGTGGTGGGGTTGTCATTGATGACGCAGCCGAACCCAAGGGGGGCGTTGGCATACCCTGCAAAGCTGCTGATATAGTTCTGAGCGAGGAACATCGCATCAAGCTCAAAACCCATACTGGTAAATTCTTGCTGTGAGGTGGTCGAGCCCAAGTCCTGATGAAAGACCTTTGCATCCGTAACATCCGCATCAGTAAAGAAGTGCACCGTGACGAGGTTGCCGTCAGGGAACCCAGAATGGCTCAGCCTAACACCGTCCGTGATCCACTCAACAAACGCAGCAGACCCTACGCCATCGACATATATAGGCGCACCGTCGCTTCCATTCCTGTGCGTGCTGGTAGATGCCTGACCATCCAAACAATAGATAGCGATTGATCTATGGTTTGTGCCGTCAGTAAAACCTATGGTTGCTCTGACATCTGCAGCGATTGCCCCGAGGGTGTCTGCAGCAGACACAATAAACATGGCAGCCTTAATAGTTCCAGCAGCACCAAGCCCGGCAATCGTTATGTCTTGATTACCAGGTGATGTGCTCAATGCTGCCTGTGTATGCTTAATCGCATCAGCCATATCAGCCAGCCGCCAGCGCTAACTCTGCATCAATCCGATCCCAGAACGCCTGCTCACTGCGATACACGTCTGGCAGTATGCCCAGCTCGGCCAGCGCCAGAAAATCAAATATGATCACACTGAGCGCGGCCTTGTCTGGGTGAGAGCTGAGCTTTGTCAGGAATGTACCGAGATCGGCTTGCTGTGCTGCATCGAGACCGAATGTGCTAATCACGTCGCCGGGGCTTAGTTGCCCTCTTGATATCTCACCAGACATTCCCCTGATCGCGTGGATGGGGATTTTGTTGCCGCCGATGCCTACAATCCGCTCAAATAATGTCGCCATCACTCATACCCTCTTGATCTAACCTTAACGTTGTACGACTTCTCGCGCCCATGGCGCATGGCCACGGCGTTGTGGAACCCCATCTGCGCCAGGCAGCCGCGGAGTTCTTTGCCCAGGGCGAGGTCGCTGACTTTCTCGGCGCCCAGCATGACGGCGGTGCGGCCAAAATACCGGCGCCGGATCACGACGAGGCTCACGTCCCAGGGGTGGCCATAGGTGCCCTGGTGTATGTGCCGCAGCAGCCAGGCCCGGCGGCCGGTGAGCGGGTTTTTACACAGCGGCTCAGCGTGGAACATGGTTATGCGGGCCACCCGGTGGTGATGTCGATGGCATCCAGTTCGGTCTGGTCGGCAGCGGCCTCGATGCTGGCCACGATCGCGTCCATGGCGTCAAAGATGTCGGACATTCTGGCCGCACCGTCCTCGCAAACTTGCTGTAGCTGGGCAGCGGTGTGCATCCGCCGCGACCATACGCCACCGCTATCGGCGCACAAAAACGTGCGGTCCAGCCCGGTTTGTGCGGCACCGATGATGTTGAGCTGATAATCCCGGTTGCTGGGGTAGGTGTGCGTCGTGCCCAGCGCATCGCTGGTGTAGCCCGCAGTGATGTGCTGCTCTGCCAGGGCGCGAGTCTCAGCCACCAGCGCCGTTTTTTTCTCGGCCAGGGTGGGCGGTGGTGCCGGGTCGCTATAGGTGCCGTCGCCATTATCCAGCCAGCCAATACCCACGCCAGGCTCAGCGAGCACCCAGCCGTCCGGTAGTACGTCAAATACCGCGATATTGGCAACCAGGCCATCAACAATCTGCATGCCTCGAACGCTCATTAGAAAAACTCCTCAATAATCACAAAGCCGTCGCCGCCGTCCCCTCCAGCGTAATTTGTAGCGACATCGTCAGTGGCCACGCCGCCGCCACCCTCGCCGTAGCGAGTTGCGTTGTTCCCGGCCCCCTCAATCGAAGTTGGCAACCCGGCCCCGATCACGGGGCAGTGGCCGCTGAGCCCTGTAGCGACAAACTCTGCACTAATCACCCGCCCGGATGCCCCCGGTGTGCCGGAGCCGTTAAGGTCGCCGCCCAAACTGCTGCCGGGGGCGCCCTGCCCCGGCAATCCACTGCCGGCAGTGCCAGTATTTCCCGGCCCTCCACCGCCCCCGTTCGCCACCACATTTATCAACGCCCCCAAAACGGAGGTGTTGCCCCCCGCAGATCCGGCATTGTTTCCTGCCGCGCCGCCAGGGCCGCCAGCGCCTATCGTTATGTTGTAGGTGGCCTCGATTCGGCTCGTTGTTTTGATCGCAAAGCCGCCACCGCCGCCGTGTGATGAATTCGCCGCGGTGCCTGCCCCCTGACCATCCACACCACCACCACCACCGCCCGCGCCGATGGCGGTAAAGCGTATTGCTTTAGTGTCTGGTTGCGGCACCCATGCCGCATCCGAGACGGTCACATACGTGGTTTTGATTCGGCCAAGCCGGTCCAGCTCCAGCCAGCCGTTGGCAGCGTCATAGCGCAGGCGGGTGCGCCCACGGATTTCCCCGGCTGCCGGTGTGCCACCACCTTTCAGTTTGATATTTTTTGCGCCAAGCCCCGCCACGTTGACGGTGGATGCCCCGGTGTTGGCGTTCGCGGCGATAAATTCGTACACCGCACCGTCGAGGTAGGCTCTCGGCCCTTTGCGGCTGGACGACGGGGTCAGCACATACGCATTGGCTGCGCCGCTGTCGGTATATGCTGTCGCGTTGCTGGCCGCGTTGCCGACATAGTCCGCCACCACCTTCACTGGCGGCACCAGTGTTTCGCTGCTTTCGGCATCCTGTTCGGTAAGTGTGGCCAGCTCAATCAAACCGGCGGCCAATTCGGTGGCATAGTCAAACTGCCACTGCCAGCTGGAGGCCTCCACGGTCACATTCGTGATCGCCTGGGCGTCGGTGTAGGTAATCAAAAAGTTGCGGGTGATGGCGTTGCCCAGGTCTTGCCCGCTAGTGGCATATTTGCTGATCGGCTCGATATAGCGCACGGCGACGAGGGTGTCGTCGTCTGCCAGCAGGCCCACCCAGTTAAACGTAAAGTCGCCCACCTGGGTGCCCAGGTACAGCGAATAGACCACCTTGTCCGCACTCACATAGCCGGATTTTGTCACCGGTAGGGTGGCCACCTGGTCGCCCGGCGCGGGCAGCGCCTCCAGCGGGTCGGCGGGGTCGTTTGGATCCAGTCCCACGATGTTGGCGAGCATAAACCGGTCGATGGTTAAAACCTGTCCAGCGCCCTGTTTGGCGGCGAAAAGGTCGCGCCCTGCGTCCGTTAAAATTCCTGCGCTCATTGCTGTAACCTCATCTATGCGGCCTCGTCGTAGTACCAGGTGTGGTCAAACTCGTGCCCGGATATGCCGAGGCCCACCGGGGTGATAATGTCGAACTCGTAGCGTCGGCAGGTGCGGCCGTACTTCTGCATCAGTAGTTTGAGCAGGTCACCGTTCTGGCTCAGCTGTGCGTCGCTCAGCTCCAGGATGATCACATCCCAGTCTTTGTCAGGCTGGCGCTCGCGCACTTCCACGTAGCCCACACCCAGTCGCTCAAAAATCCGCTTGATACCCGCCACGCTCCCGGCATCCACGGCGTTAATAAACGCATGCTTTACACGCAGCCGGTAAAGGCTCTCCGGCTCACCGGCAAAGCGCTGGATATTGCGACCCCAGGCCAGCAGGTTGAGCAGCCCCAGGGTGCAGGTATCCGGGTCGATCTGAGCCAGTGGCATCTGTACCCAGGTTTCAACCTGCAGCCACCAGGTGTGCAGAAACTCCGCCAGCTGCCGGGCTTTGCCACGGTTCAGCCAAATGGGCAGTTTGAGATCACGCATGCTCGGCCACCGTCAGCAGATCCAGCCGGGGGATATCCATGGTGCTGTCGATATAGCCCGGGCTGAACACCAGGTTTTTGATTTCTGGTAGCAGGCCGTGGATCTCATCGCCCAGCAGGGAAAAGCTGAATACATCCCAGGGCTGCGTTTTTGTCACCGAGTAGCTGGTGTTCTCGCGGAACGCGCAGCGGATAATGTTTTCCACATCCGTCAACAGCGCCGCTTTGTCGGCGGTGGAGAGGTTCGGCAAAAACCACACGGTGCAGGTCAGGCTGTGGAGCGTTTCCGGCATGGCAAACACCTGCAGGTCGTCGCCGTGGCCGTGGTTTTCGTTGTCGGTGATCTCGCTCTGGATGCTGGCAATAAACGCGCCGTCCGGGTTGCCAGTTTCGAGCATCACAAACGCGTTGGCCGTGCCGGGTCCACGCGGCGCGTCGTGCTCAAAATACACGTTATCCGTGGTTACACCGGGGAACGCAGCAATGATGGCGGTATAAACCGCATCGGTGTGCCACTGGTTGATGGCGCTGTACTGGTTGCGCACCCGCTCGCGCAGCTCGTCGTCGGTTTCCTCGTCCGCTCCCGGCGTTGTCAGCCAGTCGGCCAGGTTGGTGACGGTCACCCCATCGATGTCCTCGACCAGGGTTGTGTAGTAGTTCGCGCCCAGGTTGTGGGCGGTGCCCGCCTCCAGCGCTTCGCAGGGGATAAGCAGCACCGCATCCCCGTCGGCGAGGGTTGCCTGGGCGAGGGTCCGGACGCTGTAGTTAACCCCGTTGATCGCTACAGACCGCACCTCCGTGCCGGCCGGAATCACCAGCTCGCCGGTGGTGTCCGAGCGGGTGAACTGGATATTGCCCACCGCCGCGACCGCCGCTTTGCGGGTCAGGTTCACGGCCCATGCGTGCATGTCCAGGTAGGCGGTGGTGGATGTTTTGACAAACGCCTGCGGCAGCACGCCTGTCACAATAAAATCTACCAGCCACTGCACCGCGCTGGTCGCAGCAGCGCTCACAAACCGCCAGAAGGGGCCGAATGCGCTGTCGTTGGTGATGGTCAGCCCTTCCTGGTCGCGCAGCGACTCGAACTCCGCTTTGATTTCGGCTTCGGTGGTCGGTATGCCAGTGTCTTTGGCCAGCTGTCTAAAATCGTCTTGGCTCATGGGCTCCTACTCTGCGCCAGGGTGCAGCGCTACAAATAAATCGTGAGATCGCCGTACTCCAGCGTCACGGCGGTGATGTAATACGTCCCCGGCTGGCTATCAACCGGCAGAAACCGCACCGTGCCGGGCACAAGGCGCAAATCCTTTTCCACTTCCAGCGTCATCTGGCTGATCAGACGCGCCTGCTCAACAGGACTGCGCTGGGCCACCAGCAACTGCGGCAGACCGGATTCGATCAGCCGATGCTTGATGTCCTGGCCAATGCTTTGGCGGTCGCCCACTTCGGCAGCGAAACCGGCCACGTCCAGGGAAAAATCCCCATCCTCTACCAGCAGGTCGATATACTTCACGTCAGCCTCCCGCCATCATCAGCTCATCGGTGAGCTGGAATCCGTTGACGCCGCCGGTGGTGTTCACCTCCATTTTTTCGATGGTGGTGCCCCGGTTGTTGATCTGTTGCTGCAGCCCGCCGGAGGGAACAATGCTCTCCCGCTGCAACCCCCGCGAGCCGCCGCGCAGATCCTCGGGGCCGCCCAGGCTCGCGGCTGGATCCACGCTCGGCTGGCTGCCTTTGGTGTTGATGTTGATGCCGGGAATCAGGTTGATTTTTTTAATCAGCCAGTCGATGCCGGGACCCAATGCCTGAAATGGGTTAAGCCCCGCCACCCACGTTTTGAGGTCGGCGAGCTTGGCCATTACGTCGTCAACAAAGCCGAGTGCTGCAGCCTTGATGTCGTCCCAGTGGCGCACAGCCATCACAATCGCCGCGATCAGCGCAGCAATGCCCAGCACCACCCAAGTGATAGGGTTGGCCCAGAGGGCAGCACTAAACAGCAGCATGCCGATGCGGGCGGCCAGCAGTACCGTTTGCAGTCCTGCCAGCGCGACCTGGGCGATGCCGCTGGCCAGTGCAAACGCGCTGACCGCAGCCACCAGCCCAAAAATCACCAGCACCGCCACGCCAATCACTTTGGTGAGGGTGGGGTATTTGTCCGTCAGGGTGACCACGTTTTCGCCCATGCGAATCAGCCACTCTGCAGCGGGCACCAGCACCGGCTGCATAATCTGGCCAAAAATGGTTTTGATGGCGGTGCCGGCGGCGCCCAGTCGCTCCCAGGGGTCCGCGATGGACTTGGCCATCTTCTCGGCCTGCTCCATGCCGCTGATATTGTCGAGCTTGCCGATATTTGATTGCAGGCCATCCATGTCCTGCATCAAAAGTTTGATCAGGCCGCTGGCCTCTTTGCTGCCAAATGCTTTTTTCAGTGCGTCTGACTCTGCCACATCCAGCGTGTCGCCAAACTTGCCGCGCAGCTTGTCGAGTATGTCCATCATGGGCAGCAACTGGCCCTGACTGTCGACGAACTTCAGGCCCAGCTCGTCCTGGGCTTTGCCAACCCCGGCAAGAAACGCTTTATATTTTGTGCCTGCCTCGCTGCCGCTCATGGTGGCCTGCAGTTGGCCGAGCACGGCCATTTGCTCACTGATGGCCACACCGTGGCTTTGGGCCTCGGCTCCCAGGTTGCCGAATGCCCCGGCCATTTCAGAACCGGTGGTTTTAAACATTTGCACCGCCGTGGCGGTCTGCCCGGTCATCTGCTCCACCCACTGCGACTTGCCCATGGCGTCGGCGCTGTTTTTGAAGATGCCGTACATGGTGCCCATGTAGTCAGTGATGGTGCTGGTGTCAGACTTGGTGCCTTTGGCCAGCACCGCGCTGGCCCGTGTGAAACTGGATAGCTCGAGATCCGACAGGCCGCCAATGGCACTCTGGATGTCATAGGAGCTGCGCACGATGTCCGCCGCGCTGTCGCCGTATTGCACGGACGTTTTCAGTGCGGTTTTTTTAAGCATTTTTAGAGCGCTATCAGACACGTCGAGGCTTTTCACCTCGCCCAGGGCGCGGCTCATTTCCACCGAGGGTCCCATCAGGGAGTTCAGGGCATATCCGGTGGCAAACAGCCCCCCGGCACCGGTGGCGATTTTCTGCATGCCTTTCTGAGCGCGCTGGGTGATCTGGTCAATTTGCGCCACAATCTTGCCGGCGGGGCCGCTGGCTTTGTCCACCAGGCCCACAATAAACTGCAATTTTTCCAGCCGGCTTGCCATTCTGTTATCTGCCCTTTATTGCTTTGGTGATGCCGTTAGCCACCGCCGTCTCAAAGTTGTCCCAGTAATTCCGCTCCAGAAAGAGCGCCATGCCCATGGTTTGTTCGTTGTCCGGTTCTGCAGCCCCAGGCAGGTGTTTCTGTACCAGGGCCTGCAGGTGCGTATAGCCGAGCGCGGCGATCTCGTCCGCTACGTCTCGCGCTTTTTTACTGCCACCGCCACGTCGGGCTTGTACAGCTCAAGCAGTTCCCCGGCCAGGTCGGTGACGTTGGCAGGGTTGTGCTGCAGCTCGGTCAGCAGCTCCCGGCTGTCGTCGGTCACACTGGCCGCCAGCAGGTTGTTCATGGCGTTGAACGTGTTTTTGCTGGCACCGTTGATAAAGGCGATGTAGTGCGGACGCTCCACGGCGAACCGCAGTGTGCGTCCGTCGTCCAGGTCGAGAGTGATGTTTGCAGCAGTGTTTTTACTCATGATGTGATTCCCGTTGTTGTTGTCTAAGCCTTGCTTTCAGTTCTTCGTGAAACTTCTCGCGCTCCAGCGCCATATTCAGTTTTTTGTAGTGCCAGTTGACCAGCATGGTGATAAACCCGGTGACCAGCACACCCAGGGATATCCACTGGTTAAACGTCAGCCCCCACAGCGCCCCGAATACCACCGTGAGCCACTGCAGGATGAGGTTGTGCTTCTCCACTCTACAGGCCATCCTTCTTTCCTGACCGGGCGCTGAACACCTGTACCAGCAGGGGCAGCACGTTCTGCATTGCCCTCTCGCCAAACAGGAAGCCCAGCACCAGGAAGTTGATAACAATCAGCGCCGTCTGCTGCTGTTCGTTGAGGCTCCAGGTTGCAAACCATTGGAAGTCGAGCCACAGCGTGGCAAACCCCCACAGCGGCCGCTGGCAGCCTCGCAAAAAGAGCACCAGCGGGCCGAGTATCGGTATCGCCTTGATGTCTTTGGCGGTGCCCTCCAGCTCACCAATTCTCTTGGTCATCGCCTCCGATGCTTCCTGCGTCGCGGCATCGGCATCCCGCTGTTTTTGCAGCTCCAGATTCATCAGCTCCGCTTTGAGTGCGGCTTTTTCTCCCTCGCTCATGTCCGGCGGGAAGTAGGTCTTTGCCACATCAAAGGCCAGCGCCCCGATGCCGGACGTGGCTGCACTGGCGATTTTTTTCAGCAGGTTCACAGGTCCGCCCCCTCGATCAGCGTGTAGGTAAAGCGGTTGCCGTAGCGGATGGCGGACAGACGGCAAAGCGACATCAGCAAGGCAAAGTCCAGCGGGTTGGCCAACACCTGGCAACCTGCGCTCCACTTGTCCACCTGGTGGCTGGGCAGGGCCTGAGCGGCGCGGTGGCAGTTAATGCCAAACAGCCCGGTTTGCCTGTCTCCATCGGTATCCACCACGCCATCCCGGTTGTTATCCCGGCAAACGGTGACAGGGCCAACCTGCACCAGCGCGCTGTATTTGCCCTGGTGCATGCCCATAGTCCACAAGCCGCTGTACTGGCCGGGCATAACCACGGCGGTGCCTGCTACATTTAGCGGGTTCTCCAGGTAAAACAGGCCGGGGTCGGTGGTGCAGCGCCACGCAAACAGGTGCGGTTGCCCGTCGGTATAAAACGCCGCGCAAAACCAGTCGTTAAACGTGTTGGCGTTGCTGTCTGCGGTGCGAATGCCGACCAGGTTCAGGTTGTAATCGCCCCGATCAAACCACTGATAGCCATGGGCTATCACGGCCTGTTCCAGTTGCTCAAAGGTGGGCGGCTGAGCGGCTTTCGGTTTTCTCGCTGGGCGCTTTGTCATGTGCAAAACCCTTTTTGCTGTTGTTCCTGGTGGCGGTATCCCTGGCACTCTGTGCAGCAGTCAATCCCGCCCATTTGTCGCCGCTGTGGCGCTATTTCTTCCCCGCAGTCCAGGCAGTGGGTGAGGCTTGGCAGCCCGCTGCGGTCATTTTTTCGGGCTGCAGCCAGGGCCATATCCCTGGCCCATTGCTCTGCCTGTTCGGCCCGGTCGGCCTCATCCACTGTTAAATCAGGCCGTCTTTGTCACTTTCTGGCGCGTAGGGCACGCCGTTGATCCGGACGAAGTCTTTACCGGTCACCTCGTAGGGTATCTTGTGTTGCAGTTTTTCCTCGCCGTTCGCGCTGGCGTTGAGCAGGTCGGATATTTTGGTCAGGCACTCGAACAGCTCAACGTTCAGGTTGCTGCTGTTGGTTTCGCCATTCATGACAATGTCGAACAGCTCCATTTCCTGCCATGACCCGGCCTTTTTTGCGGCCTCGATCATGATGTTGAGGTTGTCGGTGTCCAGCGTGATTTCGCCGGAGCAGGTCACCCCGCCCCGCACGTATCCGTTGGGGCGGTTGCGGCTCATGGCCGCTTTGCTGCTGTCCTCAATGGTGGCGGTGACCTCGATAAACTGCACCGCATAGTTGCCGACCATCACGCCGATGTCGTAACCGGATAGTTTCTGTCCCATGGTGTTCTCCTGCCTGCTGCCTGGTTGATTAAATTACTCGCCGCTCAGATCCAGCAGGATGTTGGCGGTGATGTCTTTCGGCGAGTTGAATGGCTGCGCCTTGATATAAATTTCCACGCTGGTGATGGTCGGCCACAGAATCGTTATGGCGTCATCTGCCGGGGGCCGGATTTCGCCGGGGAAGTGCTCGCCGGCAAAGGTGGTGCTGTGGCTCATTTCGCGCATCGGGCGGGTGAAATAGGTTTTGTTGGCCGCAATGCTTACCGGGGTACTGTTGAAGCTGCGGTTTGCCACCCGGGCAATGGCCAGCACTCGGACGGCGCGGGCGATTTTGTCGATCACGCGCAGGTTTTCGATCACCTGGTAGTCACCGGCGGGCACGTCCAGCAGGTTCAGGTCGCCCCAGTAGGTGCCCGGGTAGTCGACGTAGCGCTGTATGCAGCTCAAGCGGTTGCTGTCCAGCGTTGACAGGGTCGCGTTGCTCAACGGCTCGCCGTCCATGTCCAGGGGGGCATCGCCCAATCCCAGCACGGTGCCGGTGGCCACCCGCATCGGGCTGTCGGCAATGCTCACTGCGCGATTGCAGAGTCGACCGGCTACCGCGCCCAGGTCGTTACCGTGCAGCTGCGGGACAGCGCCAACCCGGTAGGCGGCAACGTCGCTGGTGATCGCCGCCTGGGCGGATTCATAGACTGACCAGGTCTCACCGGTGGACGGTGTCGGGTCAATGCCCGGCGTGGCAGTCAAAATAATCACGCGCCTTGCCAGCCCGGTGCGCAGCGCCTCGGCCTTGGTTTGCATGGCCTCCAGATCAGCCGCGACAGTGGCCGGGGTGCAAAGCACGATCAGCTCGGGGCTGATGGTCTCCATGGCACCGTCAACCACCGACTCCCAGTCATAGCCGGTATTTTGCGGGGCGGCGTAGCACAGCCAGTTTTCCCCTCCGTTGGCCTGGGCGGCCGCCACATTGCGCTTGATTTCGCTGTCGGGTTCGCCGAGCAGTGTGTCCAGGTCGCTTTGGGCGTTGATGCTTAACACCTGCCCCACGTTGGTTTCGCCCTCGCCGATGAACAGCGCTTTGCGCTCAACTTCATCAAAGGCACCCTGGGCCAAATTCAGGTTGTTGACGGTAACGGAACCCTGTCCCATGTCGTTCTCCAGTTGTTGTGGATGCGGTTACGCCCGCGCCCGTATGGTTTGATCAAACACGGTGTTCACCATGTCGTTAATTTCCTGCCCGGTAGCGCCCAGAAAACTCCGCTCTGGCAGGGGAATTACCCAGCGCTGTTTGCTCGGTTTGTCCCGCATCAGCCGCAAAATAATGCCGGCCTTGCCCAGGGTGAGCGTGTCCTTGATCTCCCGGATGCTGGCGTTTCGGTAGCCCTTGCCGCTTTTCTTTCGGGCCTTGTAACCCTCGGCACGCAATGCCTTTGCCTGGGCCGTGGTGGCGGCGGCGGAATAATCGGGCTGGCCGTGGATCCGGCGCATCTTGTCGGCTGTCATCACCTCGGGGATCCCGTCCTGGTGAGCCCTGGCTATGCGACCAATCACGGTGCCGTCGAACGCCACTTTGCCGCTATCCGGCTGGTAGTAGGTCTTCATCTGCCGACCCACTTTGCGCAGCATCTTTTGCTTGCGGCCACTTTTTCTGGGTGCCCATGGCGCACCATCGAGGCCGCGCTGCGCGCGTAATCGTCCCCGGCTGGCGGACCTGACTTTGCGAGCCACCTGACCCATCAGGCGTTTGCGCTTGGCCGGTGGCAGCTGCAACAACTTGAGTTTGCGCTGCACGTTCAGCTGGCCCTGCACATCGATGCGGATCATCGTCACGGCTCCCGCGTGTAGGGCAGGTCGGTGGGCTGTTCCTGGTCGTCGCCCACGGCGGCCGTATCCACGTCGACAACCCCCGCCGTGGTCAGGCTCCATTTTTGGCCACCCAGGGCGAGGGACCCTTTGCTGTCTTCGACCAGCTCGATGTCCTCCCGGAAGCGCACACGGATTTCAACGGTCGCTCTGGTGTCGTCCTCCATGTCGACATCGATGTCAGGCTGCGGCAGCTTGTCATCATCGCGGGTGGGGTCGTTGTCGATCAGCCAGATGCACACCACGGCCATCAGCATCGCGGGGTTACCCGAGAAGCCTTCGAACTCCAGCACGGCGTCATACTGCAGCCGACCAATCAGGAGCTGGCCAGCACCGAGTTTTTTGTTTGCCGGCGTCAGCTGGCCGTCTTCCATCCAGCTGTTGAACCGCTCGGGCATCAGCAGTCTGCTGTCCTCGATGTGCTGGTGCAGAGATTTGAGTTTTTCCAGCGCCGCCATCACATCAGCTCCACATCGATACTGGTGGTTTTACCCAGCAGGCGGCGCAGGGCTTTCTGGCTGTTGGCCATCAGCCGCTGGTACATGGCGTCGGATTCTTTCGCCAGATCCTCGGCACTGTCGCGCCGGCTCATTGTCTGGAAATCTGCCAATAGGTTGGCTTTTGCCCGGTAATACACGGCGGCCAGATAGTCGCGGTTGCGGCTGCCGCCATCCGTCTCGTCAACGGCCAGCAGTGATTGGTGGCCAGCCGACACCCACAGGGTTTTCCGGGCGACCAGCTGGCTGTTGATTTCACCCCTGGCAAAATCTACCTGGTGCTCGATGGCGGCATCGGCGTAATGGCCGGGGATGCGGTGCAGCTGTTGGAACTCACCCAGCACGAGATCAGGGAAAAAGCCGTCGTTGGCTACTGAGTGCCCCAAAAATGTGGTGTCGCGTCCCGTAAAGCTCATCTGCTACCTGTCTTAATAAAAAGCGGTGCCGTGGTGGTTAAACTGTGGGACTTTTCCGCAGCGCCCCACCAGGCCCGCTGGCTTGGGAGTCGTTAAGCCCCAGCACCGAGCTGGGCCTTGAGTTTTTCAATGCGGGTTTTACAGCCCGCCCGTTCGTTTTCTTCCTGGGCGCGCTCAAACAGCGCCAGCGCTGCCTTGGCGTCGCCACTGGCTTCTGCCAACTGCCCGGCCACCTTGAAAACCTTGCCGCGCACAATGTCGTTGGTGGTTGGCCAGGTATCGTTTTCCAGGTATTCGCAGACCCGGTCTATCCAGGGGCTGCCGCTTTGCGTCGCTTTCAACTGGCGCTCAGCCCAGTCGGCAATGGTTTCCGCAAAAAAGGTGGGCAGGTCGCGCTTGAAATGCTCGGGCGGCAACTGCTGCTGGGCCACGCAGGCCTCAGCCAGGCGCACGCCGGTTTCCATGTCTTCAATGTCCAGCGCCCAGATGGCGCACCGCACGAGGATGGGGTTGTAAAACTGCTGATCCGTGTCCAGCTGGGCGTCCACGATCGGCAAATACTTGGGCAGCAGTTCGTTGCGTTTCAGGTTGATTTTTTCTTCCACCGAGTCGATGGCGCTCAGGCGTGCCAGGTCTCTGTCCAGTGAGGCCATGGCCACCTGGTGATCATGGGTGGAGGGGGTTGGCGCCAGGGAGGGGGTAGACCCTGCCTGTTTTTTTGCTGCCGCTTTCGCCAGGGCGTTGCGCTTGTGTTTGATGGCCAGGCTCATAGTGTTGTCTCCGCAGCGACTGTTTCTCTGGTTTTAATCTGCACCCTGGAACAGGGCGCAGGTTGAAACCCCGAGGGGTTGCGGCGGCAAAAAGTCCCGGCTTGCGCCGGGCAAATTGCCGCTGCTAGGGTCAAACGAATGCCGAACCGTCCCAGATTTTGACGTTGGCGAACTCCACCGCCCCCGCTTTCTCCAGATCCTCGATCACATACGCCTCGTTGAGGGTGTTGTAGTGCTCCACACGGTCGCGCTTGGCGTTGTCTTCGATCTTCTGGCGCACCTTACCGTTCTGGTAGTACAGGCTCAGGTTGTCCCAGCTGGTGATGAGTAGGCCACGGGCCGGCATGTAGGGCACCGTGAAGGAAGGCAGGCCGCCGTAAGTGCGGGTAACTGCGTTGGTTTCGATGCGCTCTTTTTCCGTGGGGGTTGCGCCCTGGGCTGTGTAGAGCTGAGTTTTGTCAAAGCTCAGGAGCTCGCGACCCATCATGGCCACCAGGTCGCCGCCGTCGCGGTGCTCTTCGCCCACCAGCTGCAGCACGTCATAAACCATGGCGTCCAGGTTGGGGTAGTCGCCTGCCCCGCCGAGCCGGATCTCGCCGACGGTGCCGCCTTCGGACATCAGCTGTGCGCTGGCGTTGTAGTTTCGAAGGTGCTCAAACCAGCCGACATTGACATCCTCGCCGTTGGGGTTTGTGCCGCTATTGGTGACTGCAGCCGCCTCGGTGCCGTGGAAGCCCACTTTGATGCGAGACAGCGCAATGGCCCGGCGGACGTATGTCAGGAAGCGATCGTTAAAGTCGGGGAACTTGGCCCAGGCGTCCAGCAGGGCATAGCCCAGGTGCACGTCGTATTCTGTTTTTACGCACTCGTAGCCGTTGGCATCGAGGTTCGCCACGTCCGAGGTTTGGCGATCGCCAGCGCTGGTGTCGGTGCGCTTGCCGAGCAGCCCGGACACGCTGCCCAGGATTTTCTCACCCTTGAGCTCGTCCACACCGAGCACGTTGATGCGCTGCAGGAAGTCGCTGGACAAAACGATTTTGTCCATCAGGGTTTGCTCCACCGACGGGGTGGCTGCAAACGATTTGTCTACAGCGTTGACGCCGTAGGTGCGGGCCATGTCGGCGCACATCTTGTTGAATAAAAGGCGGGTGTTGTTGTCCATGATTGCAGTCCTGTCTCGTCAAGTGTTGTGGGCTGTTGGTATAACCGGTTAGCGGTCAGACGACCGCTGACTGGTCCCCATCACCGTCCCCTTCCGGGGTGCCGGTGCCGGTCCCGGCAGGGGTGTCCTCAAAGGTTTTGAATTTGTTTTCCAGGGCTTCGATCCGACCCTTGAGCGCGGTGTTTTCTTCCGCCAGGGCGGTGAAGGCCGCCGGGTCAGGTGTGTCACCGTCGCCTGATTCGCCAGCGCTTTCACCGGCGGCCGGGGCGGCTGTCAGTTCTTCGCGCAGTGCTGAAAATTTGGTATCGATGTGCCCGGAAAGCTGCTCGGTGAGCGCCTGTAGCTGTTCTGGTGTCATGGTGTCGTCTTCCTGGTTGGGGTGGGGTTCGCGCCCGGATATGCCAAAAATGCGTTTGACCAGGCTGGGGGATTCTTCAATGTTGTCGGACAGGTCGATCTGTCGGCCAGAGAAAACCACGGCATTTTCGTCGCCGTGTTCGGATGAAAACTTCAGTTCTGTGACGCCGGCGCTGGCTGGGTCGTCGGTCAGCCCAAGCCCCCGCAGGAAATACTTGCCGGTCTTGCGGTAGTTCTCGCCCACTTCGATGCTGGGGAAGGTGAAGTCGCCGGCTGCATTGGCGTTCACCAGCCAGTCCGACGGGGAGAGGATGGCAAACAGGGTGATTTCCCCGGCCAGTTCTGGCTCAGTGGCGGGCTCGATCTTGAGCGCGAGGACGGTGCCTGCGCTGAAATAACGGCGATGCTCTGGCCACAATTTAGCGGTGAAAACCCGGGTGTTATAGGTTTCGACCATATCCTGCAGCCACTCTTTTTTGATAAAGCGGCCGTCTTCGTCGCCATGCACAACCGGGCCGCTGGTGGCTATGGCAACCCATCCGGTTTTCAGGTTTCTAGCCATTAACGGTTCCCTTTTTTCATGTGTCCGGCTCCCGGTCTCGCTCAATAAATTGCGTTGATGCGGCCACACTACGAAGCGCAAGCGGCTCCGGCAATCAGTTAAAAACCGTTTTTTTTCTAGTTTTTTTATTCAGGAAAAAACAAAAAATAATCACCGGTTTTTTTATTTTTCTGGCCCTTAAACTGCGGCCATGACTGAATCCACCACCAGCCGGGCGGCGTATCCGCAGGAAGTTAAAGACGCTGCAAAAATGATGTTTTTGCGGCAGGTGCCCGTGCGGGACATTAAAGAGCGCCTCAATCTGAACAGCACCCGGGTGGTTTACCAGTGGGCAGAAAAAAACCATTGGGACGAAATGCTGCAGCATGAAACGGTAGAGCAGGCCACTGCGCGCCGCATGATCTACCTGGTGGAAAAACAGCAGAAGTCCGACGACGACTACAAAGAGATCGATCGGCTGGGCGCGCTGCTGGACAGGCTCGCCGGTATTGATTTGCGCAAGGCGAAGGCGGCCAAGGAAAAAGCGCATGCGTCGATGGTGGAGCAGGGCGCTGCCGGCCCAGGAGCAGGGAAGAAAAAGCGCCGGGTAAAGAACGACATTTCCGACATCACGCCGGAACGGCTGGAAGAAATCCGCAATGCCCTGTTTTTTCAATACCAGCACACCTGGCACGAACACAAAGACGAGCGCACCCGGTTTATTTTAAAAAGCCGCCAGATTGGTGCCACGTATTATTTTGCCTGGGAGGCGTTCGAGGACGCCGTTATTACCGGCGACAATCAGATTTTTCTGTCTGCCAGTAAGAACCAGGCGGAGATTTTTAAAGCGTATATCCTCCGGTTCGCGTTGGGGTATTTCGAGATAGAGCTGAAAGGCACGGACGTGATGCCGCTCAGCAAAGACGGCAAGCCGTGGGCGGAATTGCGCTTTGTCTCAACCAACGGCCGGACTGCCCAGGGCTACCACGGGCACCTCTATGTGGATGAAGTGTTCTGGATCCCCGACTTTGATCGGCTGAACACCCTGGCGTCAGGCATGGCCAGCCATAAAAAATGGCGCAAAACCTATTTCTCGGTGCCCAGCGTGAAAAGCCACGGCGCCTACAAGATGTGGAGTGGCGAGAAATACAACAAGCGCAGGAAAAATACGGTTGATTTCGACCTGACTCACCAGACGCTCAAGGATGGCCAGCTCGGCCCCGACAAAATATGGCGAAACATTGTCACGGTAAAAAATGCCGAGGCCCAGGGCTGCGATCTGTTCGACATCGATGAGTTGATCGACGAATACAGTGAGGCGGAATTTAACAATCTGTTTATGTGCGCCTTCATGGAAGCCGGTGCCAGCGTGTTCAGCCTGCACGACCTGCTCGGCTGCGCGGTAGATAGCAGCGTAGTGTGGGTCGATTTCAAGGCCAGACAAAAGCGGCCCTATGGCAACTATCCCGTGTGGGTCGGTTACGACCCGGCCCGGGTGGGCGACCGGTCAACCGTTTCGGTGCTGGCCCCGCCGCTGGCAGAGGGTGGAAAGTTTCGCGTGCTGGAAAAGCTCGACCTGAAAGGGACATTCAAATATCAGGCCAGCAAAATTAAAGAGCTGACCGACCGCTACAACGTCCAGTTTATTGGCGTTGACTGTACCGGTCCGGGCCTCGGGGTGCTGGATGAGGTCAGGGCGTTTTATCCCAGGGTGACGCCGATCCACTACGGGCTGGACAGCAAAACCCGCCTGGTGTTGAAAGCGGTGGACATCATCGAGGCCGGCCGGATCGAGTGGGATGCCGAGCACACCGATATTGCCCAGGCGTTTCTCCAGGTGCGCCAAACCACCACGGGCAATGACTCCATCACCTATGTGGCAGACCGTAAAAGCGCCACAGGCCATGCCGATGTGGCGTGGTCGATCATGCACGCAATCAGCAACGAACCACTGACCGGTAGGCGTCGCACCGCCTCGGTCTCATTCGGATAGGGAACAGACATGCGAAAAGGCCAACTAAAAAACCAACCCGCCCGATTTCCCGCTGGCGACAAAAACCACCATCAAAAGGAAAAACCCGGCCGGGGGACCGCGTTCAGCTTTGGCGACCCGGAGCGCGTTCTGGCATCAAATCTGGTGGATTACCTGGGCATTTTTATCAACCCCCACGGCGATTATTACGAGCCGCCAGTGAGTCAGAGCGGCCTGGCCAAGCTGCTGAGGGCGAACGGTTATCACGGCACCATCCCGTATTTTCGCCGTAACATGCTGCGGCGCTGGTATATCGACAACGACGCGCTGCCCGCCGAAGACCTCAAAAAAGCGGGTTTTGATCATGATGTGTTTGGCAACTGTTATTTTCAGATCGTCGAAAATCGTTTTCGAAAAAAGTGGTGGCTGCGGCACCTGCCGGCATTGAACATGCGTCGCATGAAAACAGCAGACCAGTTTTGCATGCTGCGATCCGGCCGCGACCCGCTGCCGTTTAAACCCGGCGAAGTGGTCCAGCTGAAAGAGTATGACCCCGTGCAGCAGATTTACGGAGTGCCGCAGTATTTGGGCGGGATCCAGTCGGTGTTGTTGTCTGAGGACGCCACGCTGTTTCGCCGGCGCTATTATCAAAACGGTGCCCACATGGGGTATGTGTTTTATACCGCCGACGCCAACCTGGACCCGGACGACGAGACCGCACTCAAGGAGCAGATCAGAAACAGCAAAGGGGTGGGCAACTTCCGCAGCATGTTTCTCAACGTGCCAGGCGGCAAGCCGGACAGCGTGAAAATCATCCCGGTGGGGGATATCGCCACAAAAGACGAGTTCGAGCGCGTTAAAAACCTCACCCGCAACGACGTGCTGGCCATGTGGCGCATCAACGGGGCGCTGGCCGGGGTGCTGCCGGAAAACAATGCCGGGTTCGGTGATCTCGATAAGATCAGCCGCAACAACTACGAAAACGAAGTGGTGCCGGTGCAACAGGTGTTCCTGCAGCTGAATAACATTTTGCACCCGTCGCGCAAGATAGGATTCGCCACGCCCAGCTTTGCATCAGAGGCTTAACCGACTGAATTGAAAAGGGAAAAACGATAGACCTGGACGATATTGTGTTAAAATTTATCCCGACACACCAGACCGCCTGGGGAGGGGACGACGTGCAAGTCATCTGCACCGAATGCCACGGGAAAGCCGTGATCCAGTCTCGCGCAGTGAAAGATCCAAAAGTGTCGGATCTTTACTGCAGCTGCAAAAATCCCAGGTGCGGTCACACCTTTGTTATGACCCTCTCGTACAGCCACACCCTATCCCCTTCCTCAAAACAAGCCAGCAGCATGGTCCTTGACCTACTGCGAGGCATGCCAAAAGCAGAACAACTGCAACTGCTGCAGCAGGCCACTCACTAG